GGCAGTGGGGGAAACTTAAACCTGCAAAACCTCCCCCGCGACGAAATGTTCGGGGTAAACCTGAGGCATCTTATCCAAGCAAAAGAGGGACACAAATTAGTCGTTGTGGACTTATCTCAGATCGAGGTTCGCACGTTGTGTTGGCTGGCCCACGATCAGAAAACATTGAAGGTGATTGCCAACACCGAAGACATTTATGAGGCTTTTGCAATTCGTATGGGCCTCTGGGAGGAGTCGAAAGGGATCTTGAAAGACGAAGATCCAAAGCTGCGACATAAAGTTAAGGCAATTGTTCTGGGCTGTGGTTATGGAGCGGGGCCAGTTACTTTCTCCAACATGTATGACATGCCTCTTTCAGAAGCAGAAAGTGCTGTATCTCTCTACAGAGATAGAATGAAGATGATTCCAGAATACTGGAGAAGAATAAACGCTAAGTTGAGCGGCTGTTACAATGCGAACCAACCATTTAGTCAAAGCCTACCTTCGGGAAGGAAGATGAATTATGGCAAGCTAAAGATCGAGCAGAGATCTAGAGGAGGGGTGCAGCATGTGGCAATGATGAGTCGAAACGGTAAGCGTAGACCTATGAGGCTCTGGGGTGGGGTCGTCGCGGAGAACTTGTCTCAAGCACTAGCTAGAGATATTTTTTCTGACATGATGCTACGCCTAGAGGAGCAAGGCATCAGGATTATATTCCATGTTCACGATGAGTTTGTTATCGAATGCAAAGAGGACGATGCGGAAGATGTGCTGGCGAAAACCATAAAGGTTATGTCAGAGGCTCCTAGCTGGATCGACGACATCCCACTAGCCGCAGAAGGGACCATACTTAGCCACTACCAGAAATAATGAAATACCGTTACCTAAAAAACCTAAGAGACATCAACACACACAAATGCTCTGACCTGAGTAAGATCACCAAAAATAAACCCAGCTTTGCTTCCAAAGCGGCCTACCGTGATTGGTGTGGCGAGACAACAACTGATCATGTTTTCTACTCAGCAGTAGAGGCGAGGACTCCCTCGAAAAGAATCAGCAACGATAACCCTCCACGGATGATCTATGGAGTGGTTGCTGACTATGACTCTCCTGTCAACTGGGCATCAATCGATGACGATCTGGACATAAAGTTCAGCTCTAATAAACCTACTTGGAGGAGCAAAACTCAATCGGGTTTTTTAAGGCTTGTCTGGGAGTTTAGAGAACCAATCCCAATCGAGCCCGATATGTTTGATACTTTTATGAAGCATATTTCTCTAAAGCTACACTTGGAAAAATGCTTTGCGGGGTTTGACAGTTCTTCTCTACGCGCCAGCCAATACTTTGAACTTGGAGAAGATTGGGTCAAAACCAACGGACCTCTTGAGACTTCTGTAATCCAGTCGGTAATAATCAAAGCTGCCTCAGAGAGGCCCCCGCAGTCTTCTGATACATCCATTCCCATAACTGTCGTCGCAGAAGAAGTTGAATCCCGTTTCCCAAACCGGTGGGTTGGGGACTTTGACGTAGGGGCGCGGGGTCCATTGTTCTGGATCGACGATGGGGTGAACAGGGACGGGTGTCAGGTTGTAGAGGATGGGATTGTTTGTTATTCGGATAGGGCCGGCAAAGGGTTCATGTCTTGGCGGGATATTTTTGGCCCCCAGTTCGTTAAGGATTTTGAAGAAAAGAAGCTATCAGGATTGCTGGATGAGTATTGGTTCAACGGACGAACATTCTTTAAGCTTCTTTACGATAGCGCGGTGGCTATCCCTAAAGAGCAACTCGTGTTAGAGCTTAGGCAGGCGGGTTTTTCTCCTAAACAAAAGAAAGGTCAGCCTCTGTCTGAAGTGGACACGGCTGTCCTGACGATTAGCAACCAGAATAGAATAACAGAAATTGCTCCCGTTGTTTTCTGTAAGGACCGCGTGGTCAGCTATCAGGGGAACAGGATTCTTAACTGCGCTAACGTGAACCCTGTTCAGCCTGATAACGACGGCAACAAAGAGAACTGGCCTTTCTTAAACAAGTGGTTGAGTCAGTTGTTTGTAAACAGCGGGGAGAGACCAGCTCTAGATTATTTTTACTCTTGGCTGCAAAGGTTTTATCTTGCTGTGCTGGAGCGAGAGTTTGTTCAAGGGCACGCTCTTCTTTTGGTGGGGCCAACCAACAAAGGTAAATCACTTTTATCAAACAGAGTGATAAGTGGGTTAGTCGGGGGCTATGCCGACGCATCGGATTATCTGTCGGGTCAGACTAAATTTAACAAAGATCTGGGGAGAGTAGCAACTTGGGTAATTGATGACACAACATCTGCGGCGAGCTTCCAAGATCAGAGGAAAGCAACTGAGTTGATTAAGAGAGCTGTGGCTAACCCCAGAGTTGAGTATCAAGCCAAGTATGCAGATTCTTTGAGTGTCCCGTGGACGGGGAGAGTAGTTATGTCTTTAAACATGGATATTAACAGTCTGGCCGTGATCCCTTCTCTGGACAGTAGCAATCGGGATAAGTTGATGGCCTTGAGAATAAGCAAGAATGCCACGAGCAACTTCCCAAGAAATTCAATATTAGAAAAAACTATTGAGGAAGAGCTTCCTTATTTTGCGAAGTTTTTATGCGACTGGGTTACCCCACCAGATATTGTAGGCAACTCTCGATTTGGTGTAAAATCTTTCATCGACAGCACCATTGCCGAGGCGGCTTATGACAATAGCAGCAGAAGCACGGTGGCCGAGCTAGTGGAGTTCTTCGTCAAAAGATGCCGCGATATTAATGAAGAGATGACCCATTGGAGCGGAACACTCACTGAGTTTCAGGTAGCTGTCCATGACTTCAACAATGGCCGTAATGTGGGGCAATCTAACAACTTAGAATTTGTTAGGCGCGGAATGGCTACCCTCGAAGAAGCAGGTAAGAACAACAGCAAACTACGGCAGATAAGTTCAAAGGGAAAAGGAGGCGGGAAGATCTGGGAGATCAATCTCGATTCTTCTTTTGATATCGATGTGATGACTCAAACGAGTCCGGCCTCCGTAGGGACCTAATCGGCATGTGATACCCGTCACAAAGGTAAGTAAAATCACCCCCATCATTCTCCCCTTTTTTCTTAAAGTTCTTGTTTCGGGTGGCACTATACTGAGAAGCCCAACCCACTAACCAAACTTTAGAGAGGTCTTTTCTAACTCTGGTGAAAAAATAAAGATCCGCTTCTGGTTTTTTTCCAGAGTGAGCGTTAACAGTCGCGACGTAGTCTAGACGAGGTTTGGTTGTGCAAGTCTTAGACTTAACGTCTACGGTCTTTCCTTTATACAAATAGTCGTGAGTGTAGCACTGCTCGCCAACATACTCAGCGCCCTCAGCAAAAGCCTCAAAAGCAATCTCGCCAAGAAACCCAGTCATCCGGCCTATGCCATAAGTAAACGAACTGGGGGGTATGCCCAAAGCTTGAGAGCGTCGAAACGCTTCTGCGACATCTTCCTTGTCTGGTAAGAACGCAATAAAACGATTCTTAGAGTATACAAATTTGCTCATGCTTTACGCTTACGTCTCAGATTAGCAGATCTGAAACGTCGCGTTTTTTCGGCTATTGATTTAGGCTGCTTCACAAACTGCTTACCTTTCTTGGTGCCAATTCTTTTGGCCCTCGTGGTGGCAGCATACTCTGCGTCAGATAAAGATTTAATAGCAGCATCAGGCAGATATCTTTCACCAGTCTCGCTAGATTTCTTGCCGCTCTTCGTGCGCCATTTTTGTTTTGTCCAACTGGACAAAGATCTCTGAGATGCTTTTCTAGCCATTACTTACCAACTTTTTTCATAGTTTCTTTGTGGGCCTGCCCAAAAGTTTTGCCCTCCATCATCATCTTTCTCATAGACGACATATGCTTTTCTGTGTGATGGACACTATGTTTTTTCATAGTTTCTTTTTGTCTCTCTGTAAGACCTTTTTTCTTCAGAACTTTTTTAGCTCTTTTCATAGGTCCAGACTTTGATCCGTATGGTGATTTCATTTTATTGTATCTTTAATCGCGGTATCCACCGCCAGCTTTTTTATAACGGGATGCGAGCAACTGAGCTTTTCGAGCTGACCATTGTCCGGGTCTCCCCCCTTTTGATCCTCTTTTTATTTCGTTAAACAGACGTTTACGCATTGAAGGCTTGGTGTAATTACCAGCCTCATTCACACGAGATTTATTTTTCTTCGGCATTATATCTTAAATCTTTTGCAGAAGCGTTCCCAAGCTGGGAAGAAAAGCTCTTCAATACATACTACCAGACTCTCTTCTTCAAAGCTATCCAATCTATCGAGGCCACTAAAGGCCAAGCAAGCATGGAGCATTTCGTGTCTGACTGTGGTTTTTACTTCTGCTGGTTTTAATGAGCTATCTATTACTATTGTTTTTCTCTCGTGCGAATAGTATCCGTAATATCCTTTGGAACGATTGTTCTCATCGCTTAAATCTTCTCGTAGTATTTTTACTGGAACTCCAGCTATATGGATTGATTTTGGGAGAGTCATCCGCCTGCAAACTTGTTGAGGGCATTGGCATAAACTTGTGCGAGTTTCCCTCGA